GGTGTAATAACGGCCGCCCGGGGCGACCCCTGGAGGGAGTTGACCAGAAGCGCCGCCAGCAAACTGAGCGCCGTAAACCTCCGGCGGAGCTTCGCCGGCGAGGATGCTCTGAGCGTCCACGACGTTAACGACGCCGTTCCCGTCGACGTCATAGCGCATGTCGACAGGCGTGTCGGACATGCCGACAGCCATGCGCATTACGCGCTGGCCTAGCTCCTCGCGAACGCTCTGGGGAATGTTGGCAATCCCACCCATTAGTCATCCTCCTCCGGGGCGCCAGCGTACTCGGAGAAGAGGCTCATCATCTGGTACATGAGATCCGTACCGCGCTCTCTGCTCTCGGTGCCGCCAGGGGTGAGGGTGATGATGCCGCCCTCGCCTACGTTCAAGTCAAAAGTGCCGGCACCCCGCACGGCCTGCCCGGTCATCACAAACTCGCCATCGCTGAGCATGGCCGGCACATCATCGCTGATTTCCGTGCCCTCGCCATTGATGTCGCCGTTCATGCGCTCAAACTCGTCGGCGTCCATCATCTCGCCGTCTTCGGTCTCGATCTCAATCTCGATCTTCGGATTGCCGCCTTCGGCCAGGCTGACAATGCCGCCCTTCCGGTAACGGCGTACCATGCTAGCCGGGATGCGCCCGGCGGCTGGGGTAGCGCGCTCTAGGTTCGGCACCGTCTGGGACGCGAACTCGTAAACCACGTCGCTCCCCCGGGGAGCTGCGCGCCCACCTGAAAGCTCAGGAATAGTTCCAGAGGGAAGCATTCCAAATTCGACAGGGTCGGGAGCAGGCAGGCCCATGCGCCGGCGGATCTCCGCCTCGATATTGTAGCGCCCCGCGCCGGTCTCTTGCGTCAGCGGAATGAGGGGCACGCCGCGCTGATTCTTAGCCTCTTCCATGGCTGCTTTACCGAGGTAGTAGGCGGGAACACCAGCAGCCAAGAGCGTTCCGATTCCGCCGCCAGCACCGCCACCGAAAAGGCCGCCCACCCCTCCGCCGCTGCCACTTGTGCCCAGGATGTTCCCGATAAACTGACCAATCTGCTGGGTGATCGGGTTGGTGCCAGTTGTGCCTAAGACGTTGCCGATGGCAGTTCCAACCTGGGTGCCAATAGGGTTGCTTGGGTTCGTGCCGAAAACGCCTGAGGCGACGTTCCCTAGCCCCCCCAGGATGTTCCCACCTAACGTCAAGATCCCTTGAAGCGGATTAGCCATTATTCAACCCTCAATCCTTTGCTGCATAGTAGCAGTTTATCCGCCTAATCCCATCCTGCGGCGGATCTCGCGATCAATGTTGTAGAAGCCAGTGGTGCTTTCCTGCTCCAGTGGCAGACGCCCGCGTGGCTGGCTTGATTCAGCCTCCCCGAGCAGGTAGCGCCCGAGCAGCGCCAGACCAAACATCGGGAGCAGGGATTGGATGCCTCCCGGGGTGCTCGGCTGCCCAGACCCTGTCCCGGTGCCCGTTCCTGTCCCGGTTCCAGTGCCGGTGCCAGTTCCTGTGCCAGTCCCAGTTCCTGTCCCCGTACCTGTTCCTGTACCCGTGCCTGTTCCGGTTCCAGTGCCGGTTCCAGTGCCTGTGCCAGTACCAGTCCCTGTTCCGGTGCCTGTGCCGGTTCCAGTACCCGTGCCTGCCCCGGTTCCCGTTCCAGTGTCTACGCCAGTTCCCGTTCCGACATCTTCCCCAGTATCGTCGCCGGCCCCAGTGCCCGTGTCCTCGCCGGTGCCCGTCCCCGTGTCTTCTCCGGTATCAACGTCGCTGCCAGTATCGACGCCGGTATCGTCGTCAACGATGATGATTTCCTCGCCCGTGTCTTCCCCAGTGCCAGTGTCGTCTCCAGTGTCAGTATCCTCACCAGTGCCAGTATCCTCGGCGGTATCAATGTCGACCTCGGTATCTGGCTCGGGCTCATCGTCGACGATGGTTATCTCTATTCCCGTGTCATCTCCGGTGCCTGTGTCTTCCCCGGTGCCCGTATCCTCGCCAGTGCCAGTGTCCTCGGCGGTATCAATGTCGACCTCGGTGTCTGGCTCGGGCTCATCAACGATGGTTATATCTATTCCCGTGTCTTCTCCCGTTCCAGTGTCGTCTCCAGTGCCCGTATCCTCGCCGGTATCAATGTCGGCCTCGGTGTCTGGCTCGGGCTCCTGGAAGACGGCATCGTTCCCGGGGCCAGCATCGTAGCCTTGGCCTACCACTAGGCCATCCGGGAGAGTCGAGTCGACCAAAACCTCTCCGGTCTGGCTGTTCGTGAAAACACCGTTTCCGTTGTAGATCCAGGGGCCGTTTTTGGCCCACCCGTCTTCGATTAAAGGATCAACCGCTGACTTGCGCTCGGCCTCCGCTTCAGCTTCGGCAGCCTTGTCTGCTGCGATTTTATCTCTATAGGCTTTCGTAAAGACTGCGTGTTGTTCAGGGGTTATTAGCCCGCTATCACGGGCAGCTCCTGCATCACCATAGGTATATTCACCACGCTCTAGCTGACCTAACAGGTCACTTAACGTAGCTTCCTGTTGGGCTTCCCTAGCTTTCCTAGCGTTCTCTTCGTCGATGCGCGCTTGGTCTGCTGCGGCTTTATCTGCTGCGGCCTTGTCTGCTGCGGCTTTATCTGCTGCGGCTTTATCCCTATAGGCTTTTGTAAAGACTGCATGTTGTTCGGGGGTTATTAGGCCGCTGTCACGCGCTGCCCCGGCATCACCATAGGTATACTCACCACGCTCTAGCTGCTCTAGCAGATCATTTAACGTGGCTTCTTGTTGAGCCTTAGCTTTAGCTTCAGCGGCCTCTCGCTCAGCTTTAGCCTTGGCCTCGGCATCTCGCTTGCGCTGGGCTTCCGCCTCAGCCTCTGCCTTGGCTTTTGCGTCAGCCTCTGCCCTGGCTTTGGCCTCGGCTGCCTCGCGTTCGGCCTTCGCCTTGGCTTCCGCCTCACGCTTCCGCTGGGCTTCTGCTTCCGCCTCGGCTCTAGCTTTAGCCTCGGCCTCAGCTTTTGCCTTGGCCTCTGCATCTGCCTTAGCCTTGGCTTCGGCTTCGGCTCGTGCCTTGGCATCAGCGGCTTCCTGGTCGGCTTTGGCCTGCGCTGCAGCCTCTTCCTGCTCTCGCTTGATCCGCTCTTGCTCTTCTTTAGAAATAACGGGGCGGCCGATGTCGACTCCTGGCTCGTCTGGCGGGAGCATCGGCCCCGTGTCAATGTCGACGACTTCAACATCGGTGGGAAGGTCTGGGGTGTACCCGGGGCGCTTGGCGTCCTCGTACTGTTGGTAGATGTCGTAGCCGGTCCTGGCAAGCTTGCCCAGCTCGCCAAGGGTCCCGATCCCGCCTGCCGCGTCAGAGACCCCTGCGCCAACGCGGGTGGCGTCTGCTAGGGAGGCCACGCCGCTGCCGCTTTGCCCGAGAGCGCCGCCGGTGCCCAACGCACCCTTCCCGAACCCGCCCAGGGCGCCCGTCAAAGCGCCCTTGACCGGATCTTGCCCGGTTGCGGCCGCCAGCCCGGAGCCCAGCGCAGCGCCTGTGGCGGCAGAGGCAAGAGCCCCTCCGCCCAAGGCGCCGGCAATACCAGCCGCGGCACCAGGAACGAAAGGAGCGAGGCCTGCCGATATTAGGGCCTTGATCTCAGGACGGCGGGTATCCCGGTAGGCGACGTTCTCCGGCAGGTTCCGGAACTCAGCCAGGTCGGCGACGCTTTGCTGGTACTCCTCCATGCTCTGGCCGCCGGGGCCGATGTCTGTGCTGATGCCTTGCGCATCACGAGCTGCGAGGATCATGCGATCCATGTCCGGGTCGCCGGTGAGATCCTGCGCCGCCAGTCCCGTTGCGCCGGAAACGCTGGGAGCAGGTCGAGAGGTAGACGCGACGGTTGGCGAAGGCGCAGGGGCGGAGCTCTGGCTCGGGTAGCGCTCATTGACAGCCGCAGCGACCCGATTCAAAAGATCCAGGTTCGATGCGTTGCCAAGGTTTACGTTGAAGTCCACGCCCAGGGGCACGCCAAGCGCGCCGCCGATCCCGCCCGGGCCAAAGTCAGGCATGCCGCCAAAGCTGCCGCCGAGGAATGGGTCGACGCCAACGCCGATGCCCAAGCTGCCAATGCCGCTACCGGAAAGCATGTCTGTTCTCCTTCCTGGCGGCGTTCATCATGGCGTCGTCACCGTCACTGAGCCGAGGCTTGCCGAAATGGACACCCCGGTCGGGTAAGTTTGATGCTCGTACAGGTTCCGCCATTGCGTGCCATCGAAGGCCTGGTGGATCTCATTCGTGGTGTTGAAGATGATCGACCCTGTCGAAAACTGTAGCGAGTCCCTCTCGTCCAGATTGTAATGCGCCGAGAACGACGGGTCGAATGCCCCCAGGTTGATCTCAAGCACCCGCACCAGGCGGTTAAACGTGTCCCCTGACACGGTCTGCCCCTGTGCCAGCGGGAGCCGTGTCGGCAGCAGCTTGCTCATCGGCGGCCGCTCGCCTGTATGTCGACCCTAGTCGCGCCAAGGCGCCACTTATACCCTTTCTGGTCTAGCGACGAGGCGTCGTCATCGGACTCAAAGCGCAAGGCCATCTGCCGCGCGCGCGTGCGCACGTTCTTGAATGCTGTGCTCTGCGTGATCTGGGACGTCGAGTCCGTGACCAGGGCCTCGCCCGGGTAGTTACGGCGCTTCAGGACGATGTTCATGGCCGGGGTGTTCGATATCGCCGGATCCACCGTGAAGGCCATGTCCGGGATGATCTTCCGCACGAAGGCGAACTGCTCGCCGTCGGCGATGTCGATGTCGGCAGACTCGATGAAGACCCCCGTCATGGGATCGCCGTCGGCGTCGAAGCCGTTCTCGTGCTCGACCAAGCAATAGTCGCCATCCATGGTCAGCGCGGCCAGGGGCAGGTCATTGATTCCGGCGTCGACCCAGGCGTAGCGGGTCAGCTTGCCGATGCTCCAGACCTGGTCGAGGTAGTTGTAGGTGACGTAGCGGCTGATCTCGCCCGTGTCGTCCTCGATCGACGGGTAGAAGAACCAGATCTCGTTATAGGCGCTGTTCACGCCCATGACGCACTTGAAGGCCTGGCTCAGGTCGAGGTCGTTGAAGACGTATTCCTGAACCGTGCAGCGCAGGCGCTGGACGGCGCCGTTGTAGAAGAAGAAGCCGTTCTTGGATGCGAAGAAGACCCCAGTCGGGGCATTGGCCATGGCCTTGGGGCCAATCAGGCCCGCGCCTTCGTTCACCAGGTTCACGGCGAAGGTCAGCGGGGGGCCGATGAACTGCATCGAGTAAAGGCTGGTGTCGGTCCAGATCAGGACCTCCTGCCGGCTCTTCAGGCCACCGACGATGAAGGACCCGCTCGATAGACGCACAGAGCCCGCGCTGTTGGTCGCCGTGGGCTCAAACTGGAGCTCGTCCTCCTGGTCGGAGAAGGCCACCAGCATGGGGTCCAGGGTGCCCGTGCGGGCGCCGCCAGAGATCGGATCCGCGCCCAGCACGATGAGGTGCCGGTCGGTCTCGGAGGTGATCACCTGCAGGCCCACCGTGGGCACCAGGTTGGCGCCGGATACCTGCGAGAGCTCTTCGGCACGCACCGTCACGCCGCTGTTCTCGACCCAGCGATAAATCCCCGCGCCGCGCGGGTTCATAATCAGGTTCTCGCCGTAGTTGTCGTGGGTCCAGAGCCGCAGCTGGTTCACCGCAGAGATGGCTGAAGAGGATCCAAAGCCACCAGCGCCCCAAACCCCTACGCCCCAGCCAGAGCTCGACACATAGGTGTCCAGGCCCACGTTGATCTGGTACTCGCCGACGACGCTCGCACCGCCGTTGCCGGTATCGGACCCGTCTGCCGTGACCGTGGCGCCCGAGGTGTCCTTGGCGATGATCTCGTAGCTGTCGACGTCGATGATCGCCGAGATCTGATATTCCTGGTTCAGGACCGTGTCGGTAATGTTCCCGCCCAGGGTCACCGCGCCGGAGAAGGTCACGAAATCATTGACCACCGCGCCGTGGGCCGTGTCGCTCACGGTGATGGTCGAGGATCCGTTGGTGGCGGCGAAGGTCACATCGCCCGCGGCGGTGGTGCTGCGGATGGGGGTGACGTCGTAGTAGGTCTGGCCCTGCTCGACGTAGTATTTCCACGTCGTGCCGATGCCGTTGTAGCGCGTTCCGCCCAGGGAGAGCCAGGGGTGGATTGCCCTAGGGGTGCCTTCGACGCTGTCGGTGCCGAATTTTTGCCAGCCGCCGATCTTCTCCACGCGACCCTTGCGGAAGCGGACCAGGTTTCCGTCAACCCAGCCGCCTTCTGCAGCGTAGTCCGTGGACTCTTTAACGATCCCCGGTTGGAACTCCAGCTTTGACAGCGGCATGGGGCATTATGCCAGCCGGATGATCGCGCCCGTCGCTGTCGGCGTCGGGAACACAATCGTGAAGTCACCCGCCGTGCTGGTCTTGTCCCCGCCAAAGTCGATCGCGGCCACCGCCTTGTTTGCATCGGTGCTGTTGTAGATCAGGCAGCCCCGGGCGGTGATCGTCGCCGTGGAGAAGGTTAGGTCTGCAAAGTCGACGACCGCCGTCGTGCCCGTGGCGAAGGGCGTGATGTTGGTCAGGTTGCTGCCGCCGGCGCTGTAGTTCGTGCCGCTGGCCTCGCCCGTCGTGGCGTAGGCCGTGGTCGCGGCGCCAAGGGTAGCCGAGCTCGTGTAGAGTGCCAGCTTGAAGGTATCTCCGCCGGTGGCGAAGTTGTGCGTGCCGACAAGCAGCTCCTGCTTAAAGCTCGTGCAAATTGCGGAGGTGATGGCCATGTCAAAGCTCCCGAATGATCTGCGCCAAATCGTTTACCCCGCGCGCCCTCATTTGATTGCTCAGGGTAACACGGTCTGAGCGGATGGCGCTCCGCATCTCGGCCAATATTACCTGGTAGATCCGGTCCCGAAAAGCAATGGCCTGCTTGCGAATGTGCGGGTCCGCATTGGCAGAGATCCCGCAGATCTTCTTCGTGGCCTGCTCCGCCCAGAACTCGGGGTCGTGCCCCTTGTTCTGGGTCGTGGAGACCATGACATTTCCCAGCTTGGGCCCTACCTGATCCTTCATCATCCCTTGTACGGCTCCGGGGCCTTGGCCACCTTCACGAGCTCGATCTCGCGCTCCTGGATGACCTGGCTCAGCTGGGACCGGGGGCAGAGCACCCACTCATCCTGGTGCGGCATGGCCACGATAGGATCTTCCAACCTATGGTAGCCATAGAGACGCTCGGTCACGCCCACGTTGCTGTCGAGCAGGCTCGACCGCGGGGAGGCGCCGATGCCGATCTTGTTCTCCAGGCACTTGGAGATCCAGAACTCCACGCAGGCCCGGCCGGCCTCGGCAAAGTGAAGGTTGTGGCTGTAGCTGAAGTCGACCCCGAACAGATCGACGTGAGCGACCTCCTGCCAGTAGGCATAGGCCACCGCATAGGCCACGGTGTTATTTAGATATGCGCACTTGGAATAAGTGACCACCTCTGCCAGCGGATACTCCACGGCCCCTGGCACCCGCTCGTCGAGCTCGCAGGTGTAGATGGGCCCCGGATGCACCGGGAGCAGCTTGCGCATGATCTCGGTCTGGTTGCCCGCGTCCTCGGTGTCGAGGTAGCGGGAGGGCGGGTCGAGCATGAAGACCCGGTCACACTGGCGGTAGACCGCCAGCGCCGAGTTGATGCACCACACCTCGTCCCACTGCTTGCTGTTTTCTAGCCCGATCACGAAGTCAATCTGGGAGGATCCCAGGGCAACGATCGCGACCTTCTTCCCCTTTAGGCCCGGATCTTTCTCCTGCATCAAGACACTCCAATTCTCAGCATGTCGTAGCGGAACTCGTCTCTCGTGCCGCGGCCCTCGCTGAGGTTCTTCATACGGCCGACGGCTTCCTTGAAGCGAGTCTCCATGGTTCCCACCACATCGGGCGGCTCCTTGAGGAAGATTGCAGCTTCCACCAGGGTGCCGTAGAGCAAGGCCTCCGGGTACTCGGTCGAGAGCAGGGTCGTTCCAGCGTCGCCACCAGAGGTGAGCGAAGCCGGCTTGTAGAGGTAGTGCAGCTCGATCGAGTAATCAGCGTCCGGAACCGGGGCCAGCTCAAAAGCCGTGTCATCAAACTGCGAGTAATACTTCGGGCGCCCGCGGGTAGCGGTGCCCGGTGCATACTGCTTGATGAAGCTGGGGTGCTTGAACAGCAGGTAGTGGTACTTGCTGTCGTCAATCACCGCCAGGCTAAACGGCGCAAAAAAGTCCGAGGGCGTAGCGAGGAAGCGGTTGTTCGTCGACACGCTGGCGGTCACGTTCTTGCGCTGCTCGGGGAGCTGCACAAGCTTGAAGATCCGCGCCTCCGCGTTCTCGATCATCTCGTCCAAGTTGTCGTTGAACGTCGTCTCGTCGACCTGCATCCATTCCTGCACTGCGGCCTTAAGCGTGGCTAGGGTATAGCTCATGATGTGGTCACCTCCACCGCGCCGACATTACAGGTAACTGCAAAAGTTTGCAAAATTGTGCCCAGCTTCCCGTCGCCTACGTTCGTGTAGACCAGCGGGAAGGCCGTCAGGTCGTTGCCGTCGGCGTTCGGATCCGGGCGCGCGTTCTTCAGCGCCTGGGGATCCGCCGGCGTGGGCTTGCGCTCCAGCTGGGGGTGCTTGGGCGACCACTGGTCGGGCCCCACGAGGAGCCCGTCCCAGGTCTTCTTCATGTCCTTGAGCCGGTAGCGGAATCCGGTGA